TATTCTTAAGATCTGATGGATCTAGATTTTCATTTTTAGAATGGAAGTTAATAAACCAGTTTGCCTGACGCTTATCATGCGGGGTAGCATTTTGTCTATTTTTAAACTTTCTAGCTTTTTCAATAGTTACATCACCGCCGTAAGCTTTGGTAATCTTTGCTTTGAAAGTACCTGGTGCACCGTCGTTTGTTCTTTTACCTTTATAAGATTCCTGAATAGGTTCTTTTACGGGCATATTCAACGCATCTAGATACTCTGCAGGAGAAACTCCAAACGGTAAGAAAGGTTTCATAGCAACTAAGTCTTGAGTAGCAATTGCTTTTCTTAGGTCGGTTGCACTAGCGTCGCCAATATTTGCTTCGGGAAAGTTGTTAATAGTAACGTTTGGTAATTTTGTAATCCCTTTGAATCTCTCCGCATCATCCTTACCAAATACTGCAATGTATCTCTGTTCAGGATTAGCTTCAAATTCTTGATATGCTTTTAATACCGGAGATGGAATGTCACTAATTTCGAAAGTAACATTATCAGGTACTAAGTTTTTCTTTTTATATAGATCAAAAATACCTAGAGCTTCTTGAGCACTAATAGCAGCCTCACCAGTCTTTGCAACAGGATTAGGTCCAATAATAACTCTAACTTGATCTGCCATCTTAGCAGCAGCTTGAATACGAGCTAAATGATCTTTATGAGGCGGTTTAAATTTACCAGGGAAGATTGCAATAGTTCCTTCTTGTTCTAGTAGTAAGGGCTTAATTAAACCCATAACAAAAGAACCGTATTTTTCTTCTAGAGCTGCAACAGTGTCTAATGCTTGCTGCTTACCATCACCTTTAGGAGTTCCTTGTTCAGCCGGACCTACTTTGATAGAAGTCTTAAAAAATCCTTTAACTCTATTTTTTGATCTAGGATTTTTAAACTTTTTAATCTTTTCGATAAATTGATCAAAAGTTCCGTCTAGATTAAAGTCTTTTAGTAATCTTTTAACGTCATTCCAGTCACTTGATTCCCATATAATATTACTATCTAACTGACGGTAATTTTCATCTAAAGTAACAATCTTTAGAGATAATCCTGAAGTATCTAAATGAAATTCGTATTCTTGGTTAGGTCCTAGTGAAGGTACGTCTTTGATACCCATTCTTTTGAATACCTGCTCAGGATCTTCTTCTAATAATGGAGTCTTAACTAAACCTAAAATTAACCCTTGAATCTCTGCAGGGTAATCTAGAACAACTTTCTTGAAGTCACCCTCCGATTCAGATACCGCGATAATGTTATCAATTTGTACAAATTCACCAGGCATTCCTGAGATGGGGTATAGGTTCGTGATGATTTCGCCATGACTGATTGCTTTTTTACCTTTGTGCTTCTCTGTATTTAAATAGGGTAGTTCTTTGTCGGATAATCCTTCAAAGTAATCTACAATCATTTTTTTAACTTCTTTCTTAGGTTTATCACCTTCAATAGAAACTACTAAATCAATATCACCAAAATCCTGCTTGACAGGCTGGTTGTATGATCCAGAAATTTTAGCCGATTTAAATCCAGGGATCTTCGAAAGAACCTTGGTTACGAAATCCTTAACTGTTTGATCAACAGCTGCTCTTGGGATTCTAGTACCTCCTGCTGCGCCTGACATTATTTCTTATATTTGTATAGGTTAGATGACTGCGGTAAGTATTTACCTTTAAGGTCAAACTCATCTTGGTTGTCAATCCAAAACTGCTGTAGGTCTTCTGGAATATCTGCTGAAGGTCCGGTGAAGTCTAAAATCTTCAAATAAATCTTCATTAGGTTTTTATATTCCTCAGGACTTAATTGCTTCTTAAGGAAATCTGATAATTCGAAATAATCATTGATAATATCCCGAGTTAATTCAGGTTCAAAGCCGTAAAGTTTATTTAATAAAGCTAAAGCTTCTGTTGGATTAGTTGCTTCCACTTCTCTAGTTTCTTTATCTAATACTCCTGATTCATGCTTAAACATTTTACCTTTATTAGTAAACATTGCAAGCATTAATTGAGTTCTGTGAAGTCCTTTAACTACTCCTTTATAAATGTTAGAATAATAGCTGAATCTTAACCATTCAGGATTTCCTACGTTAATATCAATTTGAGCAGTATCGGGTAATAATTCACCTGCTTCGTTATATTGAGGATAAGCACAGAAGATTGAACCTCCACCTGCTCCTTTAGGATCGGCCTGCATCTCCTCAGAACTGCTATTAATCTTATCGGCAATTAACTCCAGTATTGCTCTCATCGTTGATTGAGCTTCTGTTGCAGTTCTTGACTTTTTTCTAATAAGTTCGAACTTCTGTTGAAATTCTTGAGGATCTAAACCCCAACCTTCTAAATCAGGTTTACCGTCCTTAATTAAATTCTCTGCAGGGTAGGACAAATCAATATCACCTGAGATATCTTTTTTACCTGCAGATCCTAATTTTTCGAAAGCAGTAAATGTAGGTGCTTTTTTAGGAAATATTCTACCTAGCGATTCAGAAAACTTTTCTAAAGTAGATTCAATATTTTCCTTTCTAATAGATGCGGTAGTTCCGAAAACGTTTCCGCCTTCGGTTAATACCTGTCTAAGAAGGGAGGTGAGCTTGATCATATGTTATAAATATCACCCTTTCAGTTTGATGCTGGTGGGTAATATTTCTGTGATAGGCTTAACGTCCGGTCTTTTGATTTTGTAAATTTCGTAAAGGTGTTTAAAGATTCTCTTGTTTTCTTCGAAAGATTCAGCTGGTTCTTTAACTTCCCAACCTTTTCCTTGCATCTTACCTTCTTTCTTACTTTCTCCTCTAGTCATAGCTTTTAACCAGATGATACCGCGTCTTTGGATAGGTCTCTCAAAGCATTCGTTCCATCCCTGTTCGTAACATGCAAGTTGTAGGTCATAAGTATCATGGAGGAAGTTTGAAGTCTTAATATCTAATAACCATAATTCTCCTTCAATCTCAACTACTAAGTCTAAAGTACCTGCAATCTCTAATTCATCAGAGAAGATATGAACTTCTGATTCAATAAGGGTGGGTTTATAAGTTTCCCAGAAGTCAACAAACTTTAAGATCATCTGCCATACTTTCAAGCTGTACTTAGTAGAGCCCCATTCATTTAACCAGGTTACTTCTTCACCTTTCAAATAAGCTTCAATAGCCGTGTGTACTTGAGTTCCTTCCTCACCGGCTTTACGCATAATAATATCTGCATTAGAACCAACCTCTTTTAACCAAGTTTCAAAAAACTTATCTTTAGGGTAGTAAGATAGTACAGTGGTTACTGAAGGGTAGAATAATCCTTCTTTTCTCTGATAGAATCTAGAATCCTGTAGAGTGATTTGACGAGCAGTTGAATCGGGATGTATTAATCTCCTAACTTGTTTGCTGTTAACGCTTTCGTTTTTTTCTATCATAATTGAAATTTTTTCTCAATCAACGTTCTGAACGTTAAAGGAGTGCTTTTATGTAATAAGTTAGTAAAGTTGGTGAATCCTAGCTCAGAAGGATCTTTTTCGTTTAGATCTACTAAAAAGACTTCTTTTCCGTGGTTTAGTAAGGTTTGACAGTACTCTAATGCTTGTTTTAATGCGTCATTATCTAAAGCAATAAATACTTGTTTAACACTAGAAGATACGATCTTTTTCATAAGCTTCTCCGGTAGCGTCTTACCTAATAATGGAATTGCATTACGTTTGATTGCCATTGCATCAAAAGTACCCTCACATAGTACGATTGGACTATCCCAGTTAATTAAAAGATCAAATCCAATAATATTCTTAGATGCTTGAGGATTCTTATATTTTATGTCTCCAGGACCGAAGTTACGTCCTACAAAGTAGTTTAGCGTTCCATTCTCGTCATAACTAGGAATAATAATCATATCCTTGTACCGACCTGATTCACAGTATCCTAAGCTATATCTCTTAATATCTGTAGCATTTAAACCTCTTTCTTTTAGGTATCGGAGTGCTTGACGGACTACAACGTCGGAGGTATCTGCTTCTGAAAGTGTTTTATATTCTTTAGGTAAAGCTAGAGCTTCAACTTTAACTCCGTGCTCTTCTTGATAGGAAATCTTAACGTAATTCTTAAGCTCTTGAATTTTATGGTCTGGGGCAGATACAGCCTTAAAAAGACTAACGAGTTTCTTTCCTTTCTTGTTGCATACCCAGCAATGCCAATGGTGAATGCCTTCCTCGTTTTCTTTAAGATTGATCTCTAATTTTGGTTTATAATGATTACAGAAAGGACAATTATAGGAGAAGTTATCTCCAGATGTCGGCTTACCTGCCCCGATTACACTATTTACTAGACTTACTAGTAGATGATTTACCATTAATTAAATATACGACCTTAACCGGGTAAGTGCAAGTCTTTTCGGAAAATTCTGGACATAATGTTGTCGTTGTATGAATTTGTTTCAAGTACATCATATTTACATTGATAAGCAATTTCATAATAAGTTAGCTGTTTTTTTGAAAAACACAACTTTAAAATTTCCCTTTTAAATTTATCTTCACCAACCTCCTTAACTTCGGCAAGTAATGGTTTACATGATCCCCAATACTCTCTCCAGTTAGATTCTTTACTTACCTTTTTCTTAGTAGGCTTTCTTCCAGGGCCGGACTGTTCTGAGATTTCTTTCTTCGTAAGTTTTTTAGTTAAGGTGTTAGTAAACACTTTTCTACCAATGTAAAACTTACCAGTCTCAATATTTGTTATCATATATACAAATCCGACTGCTTTGTCTTCAAATTGATATTCTTCTGTAACTTCTTTATTTTTGTAAAACCAATTAGGCATAAATTTTATCTGTCGATGTTAATTAATATTGTTGTATCTGTTACGTTGTTACTTGGTAACGCTTTAGCTAGTTTACCGACTGCAATTAAGTCTTGATTTTCATTATATAACCCTACTGTTGTTACGTATGGATTAAAATAAGACCCTGTTACAAAATCATAAACTGTCCCGTCTGTTGATCCTGAGATTAGCGAAGGGTTTAGTGAGAAGTTAAATTCTGAAGGATCGAAGGTGCATTTATACTGTGTTTCAAAAATAGTGAATGAACTACTAAAAGAACAGGTTACATTTGCGGATGTAATTATATTTTCAATAAATGGATTTGGACCTGCTCCGTAAACACTTGTTCCATATATTGCTGATCCATATAAATCTCCGATTCCAGGGTTATCTTTTGTTAATATAACTAATCCATGTTGATATATGATATTACCGCAATA